ATCAAGAAGTGTTTGACGAATACTTGCAACGTCGTGTCAATGTAATAAAAGCCTATGTCGGGCAATTCAACATGAAGCTTCAGAATGACGCAAACATGTTGCAGATCGAACCGGAAATCACCCCGTATATGATCGAAGATGATCAAGCCGAAGTGACAAAATGGACAACGGCCAACGGTGGGAAACCGCTTGTTTCTCAAAAGCTTTCGGCAAAACTTGCACGGTTATCCAAGGACCCGGATGCCGACTTTGCTCAAATGCAAGCCGAATCCGACCGGGCCGCTTCATTCTTTATTAACGAACCAACAGAAGCATAAACAATGGCAGGGAGAACAACAAAAGTGAAACCCCTTGTCGATTGCAAGAAATGCGTTTGGGGTGGTAGTGTGGTAAGCAATTTCATGATTGATTGCTTCAACAAAGTACGAAACCCGTATGGTTTTAAAGTCGCATACGGCGCAAATGGACGCCCTTGCGACTATTACAAGGAGAAACAACCATGACACGGGCAAAGAAGCAAGACGGTCCAAATAAACGCTTTTCCGTGCAAGGTTGGGACGCTTCACATTATCAAAAGACGGAAGCTTATGTTGCAGTGATCGACAAGCTTTATAATGAAGCTATTGCCGAATTCGCCCGACTTGCCATGCGTACCAATATAGACCCGGACAAGCCTTTTTCTTTTGCCGATTATCCTTCAACTTCAGCAACGGCCCAAAACATCATCAATGGCCTTGCTTCAAATATGCAAGCGGTAATTGAAAAAGGTTCCCGGAATGAATGGTTGTACGCATGTAAGAAGAACGATGAATTCCTTCAGTCGATTATGAACACGTCAAAGGTTGGGAAACGCATGTTGTCCAAGATGCAAGATCGCAACCTTGACGCCCTTGACGCATTTCAGAAACGAAAGGTCAACGGCCTTGATCTATCCAAGCGGGTTTGGAAATACGCCGGGCAATTCAAAAAAACAATGGAATTTGGAATTGATGTCGGAATCGGTGAAGGCCGATCCGCACAACAGTTGTCGAAAGACTTGCGGGGAAGCCTTATTGACCCGGATCGTTTGTTCCGGCGGGTACGTGATAAAAGGGGGCAACTTCATTTATCTAAGGCCGCCGCCGCATTTCATCCCGGCCAAGGCGTTTATCGGTCCTCTTACAAAAATGCAATGCGGTTGACCCGATCCGAAATAAACATGGCTTACAGAGAATCGGAACGGCTTCGGTGGGCGAATCTTGACTTCGTTGTTGGCTTTGAAATACGACTTTCCAACAATCACACAACAACCGATCCAAAAACGGGAAAGAAGGTCCCATTTGTGGACATTTGCGATACCTTGGCCGGACGATACCCAAAAAGTTTCGTCTTCAAGGGTTGGCATCCGCAATGCCGTTGTTTAATGGTCCCTATTCTTCAAGACCCGGACGAATTCGACAATCAAGAACTTGATGAAATGAAGGCGGCATTGAAAGGAACGGAATATAAAAAGTATGCGTCACGCAACCTTGTTTCCGAGGTTCCCGACAAATTCAAGCAATGGATCAAAGAACACGAAGAAGCCGCCGAAGGTTGGTCTTCGATCCCCTACTTTATCAAAGATAATTTCAAGGGCGGGCGGGTTTCCGGTGGGTTGAATTTGGTCAAACCTAAAATCGAAAAGCCCAAAGTCGATCCGAAAGTTGCAGAATTGGCCGCAATAGATGTCGAAATCGCAGCATTGAAGCCCCGTTGCCTTATGTGGGGCGTTTCGACTGAAATGTTGAATGTTGTTCGTCCGAACAATGATCCGGTCCAATTACGCCGAATAATAAAGGCCCTTGAAGATCAGATCACCAAGCATGAAACCAACTATTACAATCTATTGGGTAAGATTCAATCGCTTATCGGTAAGGCCGAAAAATTGGGGGTTAATGGAGCGCAATTGAAGTCATGGTCCAAATCATTGCAAAACAATCCGGCAATAATCGGAAACCCAAACATTACGACTTCAATCAACACTTCAATTCAATCTTTGGAAAGTGACATTGCAAACGCTGTATTGAATCAAAGTAAAGGTGCAAAGATACAGACACCGGAACATGTGAGGGACGAAATCAAGACGGTTGGAACCAAGGAAGGTTGGTTTGAACATGGCTTCGATACTTTGACAGTTGACAAAAACCGAAACAACAACGGTTCAACCGATATGAAAGGAAAAATCAGTTTAGCACAAGACCGATTGGAATTGTGTGTTTCCGCAATGAACAAAGTCAAAAACGGTATTGATATAACCTTCAATGAAGCCGATGCAATGGCAACGCTTTGGCATGAAATCACGCACAACCGTAACAAGCAGGGAAACATGTTCTTGTCTACACTTGAACGCCGTTTCATGGAGTTGGCAAATGAATTCGTATCCCGAAAAACATTGCCGGAATTTTACAAAGCATTAGGCGCAAAAGATACTCCACACACCGAATTCACCACAAACAGAAGTTCAACGGCTTATAATGATATGGTTTGCAATTATGACAGGTTGATTGATGTCTTGGGATTGGATCGAAACAAGGTGTTGTCTATTGTGAAGAAGCATTTGTTTGAAGGCAGATACACGGATCAAATGACCGGATTGATTGACGGGGTATCCGAAGGATTCCAAAACCGGATAAACCCGGACACAGGACGTAAATTCACGAAAACAGATATTAAGAAGATCATAAAGTTCTGTTATAGCGGTGAAGATTCATTTGATTATTATTTGAAACATTATAATTTAAAGGGGGCCAAATAAAGCCCCCTTTCTTTCAATCAACAATGATTCCTTCTTTTGCCGCTTCTTCGGCCCTTTCTTCCATTTCTTCTTGAAGTTCGTCACCATACAATAAGGCGGCTTGTCGAAGTTCTTTGTTCTTCACCGTACACGCATATTCATAAATGTCACGTGCAATGTTGATTGGGTGACTTTTCAAGTAATTGTCTTTCAATTCCTTATCCGAAGGTTTGAAATCAACAATTTCTTCAATGATCTTTTCGTCTTTAGCGAAATCAAAGATCGTTTTACCTTTTAAATCCTTGTAATTCATAACTTTATGATTTTGAAGTTGTTCGATTCCCCTTCTTCCTCTTAATGCTTCCTTTCCGTATGGTGCAAATCTTATTCCGGTAAGGGCGATCCGGCGTGATCTTACAGTCATACAAGCGTTGTTTTGATACCCCCAATGTTTCGGGGGAATAGGTGTCAAAAAGGGCCGCTATTGATCCGAAATAATCATGGCCGCCGGATTTGAATTCAATATGGATCAGACCGTCACCGTTCATGTGCAATATGATTTAGTTAAAAGAAGAAAGGTGCAATTCTGATTGTCCCAATTGTGGTTGACGGGATCAATACAGAAAAGCACCTTTCAATTATGTTATTTCCGGCAACCACTCCGAAGAATATTCTTTTGCAAAAGTATGGATCGGCTTTGGTATATCACACTGAAATACATGTAGGTTGTACAAAAGATATGCACATGAAGCAACTATAATTCGTTTGAAGTATCCGACTTGATTTGCTCTGATATTTTTTTATCGACATACTTCAACGTCATACTATCCGACAAATCATCCAACCAAACCATTGTTGTACCGTCGTCAAAAGAAACAAACCCTTCGTTTGTTTCCTTTTGTAGATAAGGTTTATATTTCTTTGTCAACGCATCTTTTAAACCGTTAAAATAAAGATTGTTTTCTACGAAGAAGTTTATAAATAGAAGTTTCCCTTTATAAAAACAAAACAAACCCTCTGAATAGTCTTTATTAGCAAAAGTTATATTAGCTATTCGATAATACTTCAATCCATTGGATACGTATTCACTTTCCAAGGTATAATTATTTTCTTTTATACAATTGGATAATTGCGCTTCAGTGGTTTCACCCAAGGTGCAACACAAAATATTTCTGTTTATCTTTTGGGCGAAAGTAAACATAGAACACATATAAATAAAAACAATGAGTAATGATATTCGCTTCATGATGTTATTAAGTTAAAAAATAAAAGTTTGACTTGATTTAAGCTATTTTGCAAATATATATAAAATACCATTCCGTAAATTATTAAATAACCGATAAAATCAAAACAATAAGTCTATTTAATAAAACAATTGCTATGCAAATGCAATGCAAAAATGTTGATAACTATTGCGCCAAAACAAAGCTATTCCTTAAAATATATCACAGTGATATACCTATTTTTGTCGCTGAACGATTAAAAACCTAATTTTTTGAACACATGAATTATCAACAAATCCTTGCATTACTGCAAGCAAAGTTTGCAGGCGTGCGGAAAGACGGCTTGGCACAGTTGGCCCGAATGATCGCCCTTCAAGTTACAAGCCAAGAAGAAGCGCAAGCACTTATCGACAAGCTTGATGTCGAGAAAGTGACCGAAACGGTAAAAGATTACCGTAAAGATGTGGACAAAGAGGTGTCCGAAGCAAACAAGACCTATGAAGGCAATTTGAAAAAGAAGTTCAAATTTGTCGAATTGGACGATCCAACCCCGGCAGACGATCCAACCAAGAAGACAAACCCGGACGACTTGCAAGCCGCTATCAAAGCAGCCGTTGCAGAAGTGGTTAAACCACTCAATGACGAAATTGCCGCACTTAGGGGATCAAAGATTTCAGAATCAAGGCTTCAGACGTTGACGGAAAAGTTGGGATCATGCAAAGACGAAACCTTCAAAGCGAAAGTACTGAAGGATTTCAATCGCATGTCATTTACCGACGATAACGCCTTCAATGAATACTTGACAGAAACCGAAACGGACATTGCGGCTTTCAATCAAGATTTGGCAAATAAAGGGCTTGGCGAACAAGGGAAACCAATGTTCGGTCAAAAAAACAATGACGGCGTTTCGTCCGGTGTTGCTTCCTTCATTCAAAGCCAAACAGAAAAAGAAAATTCCCTTGGGGGAAAAGAAGTTTAATCTTTTAATCATTTACGCAAATGTTACAAGTCAAAAGACAAAAAGACAAACGTGTAATCAAATCTATCTTGCACCGGATCGCAGACGTTCCGGGCGGTGTGACGATTAACACGTCCGAACTTGGCGGCAAGGCCCTTTTTGAAGGAACGCCAATTGGTCCCGGTTCTGACGGTATGTATCACGTCCAAAAGACCGCATTGATTGTCACAACAGCAAGTGCAACGGCTACGGATTACGAAGTTGCCAAAGGGCATCACTTCAAAACCGGAGATTATTTTGCAACCGAATCATGTGTGGGAAAGCAGATCACCGCAATTGACAAGAGCGATCCGGCAAAAGACGTGATCACCTTGGCGGCAACACTTGGGGCCGAAGTTAAATCGGGAACATGTGCTTTTCTTTCCAATGGTGCGGCAAAAACCGTGAAGTATAAAGCGAATTCGGTTGCGGGTTCCAATGAAGATGTCGAAGAAGGTGACAACCTTTTCGTTTCTGCATGGCTTCACGCAGTAGTACGCAAAGGTAACGCCCCGGTTGTAAACGACACAATCGAATCAACCATGAAAGGGGTTTCATACATTGTTTAATCTCTTAATCCTTAAAGGAATATGAATAAAACTTTAATGGTTGGATTGAATGAAAAGGACATGCAAGCCGTGATCAACACTTACGACTTGAAGCCCTATTATTATCCAACATTGTTTCCCTTGACGGAAACACCCTTCCTTACATGGAAGATGCTTGAAGCGCAAGCGGGATTGAAAATTGCGGCCGACCTTGTTTCAAGGGGTGCAACGGCTCCTAAAAAGATTCGTGAAGCAATTTCAAGAATTCAAGGTGACATTCCTAAAATCATGATTTCCCGTGAAAAACAGGAAGATGAATTGACGGATTACGACATCATGGTTGCAATGTCTTCAACGAATCCCGATTTGCGGGCATTGGTTGAGTTTTGGGCCGAAGACACCAAGTTTTGTTGGGACGGCGTGGCCGCCCGTGCTGAATGGATCGCATTGAAAGAAATTTCATTGGGAAAAGTAAAGTTCACAAACAGCAACAACGCCGCCGTTGTCACTGAATACGATGTCGATTATATGATGTCGAAAGATCAGAAGATCGGTGTCGAAGCTTCATACACTTCGGGTGTTAGTGGTAAGCCTTTGACAAAGGATTTCCCCAAAGCGATGAAACTTGGAAAGAAGTTGTTCGGCGCAACATACAAGTTTGCTTTTATGAATGTGGAAACTTTTGAAAAGCTTGCCGCACAAGAAGAAGTTGTGAAGAAATGCGCAACATTCGTTCAGAATGTCACAAACACTTGTGATGCCCCGGACCTTACAACGGTCAACGCTTACTTGGCTAAGAAAAAGGAAACCTTCAAGGGCCTTCAAATCATAGTTATTGACCAAGAAATCACAATCGAACTTGCAAACGGAGATCGTGAAACTTCAAACCCGTTTGAAGACGACGTGATCTTGTTTTCCGAAAGCAAGGTTCTTGGCAAAACCTATTGGAAAAAGCCTATTGATATGAACTTGAAAAACTCCGTTGCTGAAAAGGCTATGAACGGACATACTTTGATCAAGAAGTATTCCGAAGAATCCCCGGTGAAAGAAGTAACCGAAGGAATCGCAAACCTTTTCCCGGCTTGGAATTTGGCGGGACGTTCCTTGCTCATGCAAGTTAACGCAACATCTTGGACAAAATAAGAATTGGCGGGCGTTTCAATACAACGCCCGCCTAAATCTTTGACCTATGGCAATACAGAGCAACAAGGAATATTTGACAAAGACATTATCCCGATTCAATTTGGCCGAAGATGATATTGATTTGATCTTGGCCGAACACCCCGGACTTGAAGAAGCAAACTTCAATGTTTCGATGTGCAAAAATGCTATGCACAAATCAATGTCGGCAATCTTGCCCGTTGCTAATATTTCCGAAGGTGGTTTTTCCCTTTCGTGGAATATGGACGCTTTGAAAATGTGGTATAATGCACTTTGCAAAGAACTTGGAAAAGAAAACATTTTGGGTGGTAAACCCAAAGTTAGAAATCGCAGTAATTCATGGTAACACAATACAATCATTTTTTGTTTGTGAAAGTCTTTGGGAATGGAGAAGACAGCAAACGAGACGAAGAAGGAAATTGGATCGACAATACCCCAACTTGGAAATTTCATTCAATGTGTCGTGAGGAAACAAACGGCAAAGGGGCGACAATCCAAGGTATTGACGGGAAAGTTACGGTCTTTTCTTCTTTGGTCCATTTACCTAAAGGCACACCAAGAATCAGCGAAGGAACCCAAATTCTTGTTTCTGAAAGTAAATCTTCGGAAGGTATTATCAGAATAGCAGGTCCGGCATTGAAATATGATCCCGGACAATTACATTGTCGGTTATGGGTATAAATCCAACATTCAATCAAGAAGACGTTTCACGACGTTTTGCGGCGTTCCTTGACGTTATCGTTAAGAAGCAAATCGAACGTCTTCAATACCTTGGTGAAATGTGTGTAGAACATGCAAGACTTATCCCGGCGAATGTTGGGTTCACTGATCAAACCGGGAATCTAAGGTCTTCAATCGGATATGTAGTCTTTTCCGACGGCGTTGCAGTCCATGACAACTTTGCACAAGTGAAAGAAGGTAATACCGGAATTAAAGAAGGCCAAAAGCTTGCAAAGACGATTGGATCGAAATATCCCGAAGGGGTTGTCTTGGTTGTCACGGCCGGAATGAATTACGCCTTGTATGTCGAATCTAAGGGCCGGGACGTACTGACTTCAGCCGAACACCTTGCACAACAAGAATTGCCAAAGATGTTGCAAAAATTAGTTTCTAACATAGAAAAAGCGACAACAGAATGAAACAAACTTTTGATCTTGATACAATGCTTTTCAATTTACTGAAAGGATCACCGGAAGTCATTTCGGAAATTTCCGGCGATGTCTATTCACTTGGTGAAAGGCCCGACGATTCACAGGACGAAGACATTGTTGTAAATTCAATAGACTTGACACAGGAATATTTGCCGCAATTAGGAACTTCAAACGTCAACATTCATGTCTCCGACATGAATGTTCAGATCAAAAAGAAGAAACAAAAAAAGGCAAACCGGAAACGTCTTAAAACAATATCAACGATTGTTTTGGAGACATTGAAGGCCGCCAAATTTGACGGGTTGGCAATGGTAGTGACTAATCAAACGGTATTGAACGAACCGTCTTTGTCACAACATTATGTCAACATACGGATTGATTGGATTATTCATTAAAAATTTAAAGAAATGGCTTCACTTATAACATTAGGTCTTTCTCAAATTATGGTAGGTACGGCCGCACCCGACGGAACAATGCCAACGGCGGCATTGACGAAGATCGGTAAAACGTACAAGGATACTTGTAAAATGGCACAAGACGCTTCAGATGTGACCGAACATTTTGAAGAAGGCAGATCGGCCCCGGAAGTCCGCAAGAAAGCAAAGAAGATTCCGGCCCTTACTTTCTCGATCATGGACCCGGACGAAGCTTTCCTTGCAAAGTATGTCGGTGGTTCTTCCGATGCCGCAAAGGGTTGGGGATTCGACGGAACCGAAGTCGTTGCAAATGTAGCATTGAAAGTGGAAACCGAACAAGGGCTTGATATTTCGATCCCAAATGCAGACGTTGAAGCGGTGGTCAATGCTGATTTTTCAGCAAAAGGAATTTTCCTTGTAGATTTCACCGTAACACCTTGCGCCGTATCATCCGGCAAGGCTATTTGGGCCAAGGCAAAAACAGCCAAATAAAAGGTTCCAAATCAGTAATTAACCCGAAGCCCCCAAGCCTTTGTTTTCGGGGGCTTCTTTAATTTAAAGATATGACAGACGAACAAAAAATTGAAGCCGAAAAGCAAGAACTAAATCTTCTTGTTAATCGTGGTGTGTCGTTTGATGTTGAAAGAACGATCTATCGACGTCCAAAGGGGCTATTCGGTATATTTAAAAAGAGAATTCCCACTAAGGAAAAATTAAAATTCCGAATCCAAGAACCCACATTATCAACATTGGATCGCATTTCTTCCGAAGCGGTTGAAATGATCATTGATGAAACAATTGTGTCTTCCGATGCCGGATTGTCAGAAGCAAGGAAATTGACCAATCAACATGCCTTGCGTTGCGCCAAGATCATTGCCCTTGCCGTACTTGGTCAAGATTACATGAAGGCAATTCAAAGCGGAAATCAAGTGAAATACATTCCAAATAATAAGCGATTGGAAGAATTGACACGCTTGTTCGCTGAAAATGTCAAACCGTCAAAACTTATGCAATTGACACTTCTTGTGAACACAATGTCCAACCTTGGGGATTTTATGAACTCTATTCGATTAATGTCGGGAGCAAGAACAACAATGCCGAATCGGATAGAGGACAACGGGGATTAAATAGTCCATACGGCCGAAGGGGTGCGATTTGTGCGCATTTCGGTTGGTCTTGGGAGTATTTGCATAATGGCATTGCATGGGCGATTGTTCAAAGAATCATGGTTGATTTGCCTTCTTACGATTCCGAAGACAAAGGAGAAGAAGAAATCGCTTTGAATAGTGAAAACGCCGACAATATTATGAACTTTATCAACAATATGATGTAACTATGAACATAGAAGGTGGATCGCTTGAATTTGAAGCATTACTAAACAATGAACAATTAATCGGAGCAATAAGCGAAGCCGAAAGACGTGTGAAAGGTTTTTCTTCCGCAACCGTTGCAGAAAGTGAAAAAATTGACGATGCGTTTGAAGTAACGGCCGAAAACATTAAGATTCAAAAAGATGTTATCGACCAACTTGAAAAAGAAGTTGTCAACCTTGAACAACAAATCGACAAGATCGGTCCGGGAGAAGGACAGGCAAAAATTATAGAACAAGCAAAATCGGCCAAGCAAGAACTTGAAGCCGAAAAAGAAGCTTTGAAAGTACTTGAATCACAGGTGACAAGAACTTATGACACCTTTGACGTCACGAATGAAAATATTCGGATTCAAAAAGAAGTGATTGCAGAACTTGAAAATCAAGTTAAAACCCTTGATGCTGAAATTGGAAAGTTGGCCCCCGGTAAGGCTCAATCAGAAATGAGACAACAGGCGGCCGAAGTAAAAGCAGAATTAGCCGCCGAAACTGAAGCTTTAAAGGTTCTTGAAAGTCAAGTACAAACAACTGAAAAAGCACATGTTTCATTCCGTACCCGTATTCGTGAACTAAAAGAAACCATTATTGAAATGGAAGCCGCCGGAAAGCGCAATACAATCGAATATGACAACGCACGGAATGAACTTGCGACATTAACCGATGCAATGGCAGACGCAACAGCACAAGCCAATATCCTTGCACATGATCAAAAAGGAATGCAAGGAATTATTTCCGGTTTAACGGGTATTACGGGCGCATTTTCGGCCGCACAAGGCGCAATCGGATTATTTGCAGGGGAAAATGAAAACCTTCAAAAAATAATGTTGAAGGTTCAATCACTTATGGCAATAACGATTGGCCTTCAACAGGTAGAACAAATGTTGAACAAAGATTCAGCCTTCACCCTTGTTGTTGTGGCAAAAGCTAAAACAATGCTTGCAACAGCAACAAGCGGACTTGCGGCGGCCCTTGGTGTTTCTACGATAGCCGCACAAGCGTTGTTGGCAACTCTGACGCTTGGTTTATCAGCCGCAATAACTGCAATCATAGTATTAGTTTCCAAATATGTAAGTAAGTCAAAAGAAGCTCAAAAAGCAACTGAAGAATTCAACAAAGCCGTTGTTGATTGTGCGTATAAACCTATTGCAGCCGTTGAAGAATTATCAATTGCTTGGTCCAAATTGGGTGACAACCTAAAGGATAAGGAAAAGTTTATTATTGATCATGCCGAAGACTTTAAAAATCTTGGTGCTAAAATAAGAGACGTTAAAGACGCCGAAAATTTGTTGGTCAATAATAAAGAAAAGTTTATTGAATCTCTTATCATGAAGGCAAAAGCAATGGCTTCGGCTGAAATTGCTGCAACTAAATACAAAGAAGCTTTATTGAAGCAACTTGAAATGGAAAACACACCGGAAAAGGTAGCAAGAACCCGCAATAAAATGGTTCAAGGTTCGCCCGGTAAAGGATCATACGGAATGACAACAGAAGTTTACTATGTTGACAATGAAGATTATACTAAATTGAAAGAAGCCAAAGAAAAGCTTGAAAAAGAAGGTCTTGACCTGTTTAAAAAGTCAGCAGAATTCACGGCTAAAGAAAAAGCAATATTGAAAGAAATTGGCGTTTCAACTAATAACATTGTTGAAGGATCAATTGCGGCCCTTGAACAAAGTATTTCCCGCCTAAAAGAGAAATACAGAGACGCCGCTAATGATACAGACCGCAAAGCGTTATTGAAACAAATCAAAACGCAAGAATCCCTTCTCAATAAAATGGACCAAACGAGCAACAAGAAAGAAAAGGACCCCTACAAAGAAAGCCTTGAAAAACGCAAAAAGCTTTATCAACAATATCTAAAGTGGGTCAACTCCAATGATCCGGGTGTTAAGAAGGCGGCCGAATCTGAATTTGCTTCTTTGTTGAAAGAAGGGAAAACATATCTTGATTATCTCAAAAAACAAAGAGATCAATTAATGTCGCTTGATACAAGGACCGCCGATCAGAATAAAAAGCTGAAGACGCTGAATGATCAGATTGCCGAGGAATCAAAAAAAACGGTTCTTCAAAGTTTCGATGAAGCCCTAAAGAAGCAAATGAATTCCGCTACATCTATCGTTCAAATGCTTGATATTATCGCCCAAAAACGAAAGGAATTATCCGGCGACGGGTCCGATCTTGATAACGCTCAAAAAGATATTTTGGATAAAGCGGAAGAAGATGTCAACAAACAGGCACAGGAAGAAACAACCGAAATGCTTCGTTCTTATACTGAATACTTGGATCGTAAATTGTCAGCAGAAGTTCAATATCAAGATCAAATGACCTTATTACGCCGTAGGGCTACGGAAACACAAAACGCCGAAGAAAAGAAGCAAATTGAAAGCGCAATGTCCTTGTTATCCAAAATGCACGAAGCCGGGATACGAAGTTTTGATGAATTAGAAGATTTGAATAAAGAAGCGATCAACACCCTTGGATCATTTGAAGGCCGTCGTCTTGAAATAACGACATATTACAACAAGCTTATTGCCGCCGAACGGATCAAAGGCAATGAAACCGCCGCCAAACAATTAGAAGGCCAACGAGACATGGAAATCCTTCAAGAAACAAAGCAATACAAGGATTTCTTTGGTAAAATACAAACATTGTCAATCAATACCTTTGAAGCCACACGAAAAGCATTGTTGAGCATGATGCAAGAAGCCTATAATTCCGGCAAATTGACATACGATCAGTATAAGGAACTGATTGACAAAATTAACAAACAAGCCGATTCCGCTTATCAAGGTCGGGGAATGGAATCTATATTCGGAAATTCCAAGGGGGGCGGCTTTATGAACATGATCTTTGGTGAAGGTGACTTTCAAACAAAACTTGATAGTTTCAAGACAATATTTTCCGGGGCTAAAGGTGACATGGCCGATATTGCCGGAACGTCCGGGGAAGTTGCAGGAAATGCGGGAGAAGCACAAGGAGCAATGGAAGGGGCCGCCGGGGGTGCGGCCGGGGCCTTATCAATGGTTGATGCAATCATCACGGCGGTATATCAAACCTTGCAAGCCGTTTCCGGCACATTGCGAACTATTGCCGATTATCAAGATTCAATCGGTAATTCCGATTCGTCCGACAATCTGCAAGATTGGGCCGACTGCATTGACGCCGTTAATGAAACGGCAATGTCCGGTTGGGAAAATCTGAAAAGTGGTAATGTCATGGGAGCGATCCAAGATACAATTTCAATGCCGTTCAAGCTATTGACAACGTTGAATCGTATTCACGACAAGCACATTGATAAGTCTATCAACAAACATGGTGACGCCGTGAAAGACTTAACGAACGCATATAATCAACTATCTTGGGCCATTGACAAAGCCCTTGGCGGTGAAGTATATAAGAATCAGAAAGCCGCAATTCATAACATGGAATCCCAACGGGAAAACTTGCTTGAAATGAAACGCCTTGAAGAAGACAAGAAGAAGACAGACAGTGACAAGGTTCGTCAATATCAAGAACAATATGATCAATTAGGGCGTGATATTGAAGACATGTTGGAATCCATATCGGAAGACCTTCTCCAAACCAATGCGAAAGACTTTGCGGATCAATTGGGCGATGCTATCGTTGAAGCCTTCGGCAAAGGTGAAGACGCTGCAACAGCTTTCGGAGAAACGGCCGATTCAATAATGAAACAAGCCGTTTTGAATCAGTTGAAGAAAAACTTTCTTGAAAAGCAACTTCAAGGTGCGCTTGACGGTCTTGAAAAGTCAATGGGGCATTGGGACGGCGATAATTTTGTTTTTGACGGTTTAACCCCGGCGGAACAATCCCGTTTCAAAGAACAAATTTCTTCGATTGGGAAAAACTTCACACAGGCCCTTGAAGTGTATGAAGGACTTTTCAAAGACCTAAAAGACGAAATTGAACCGGATACAACCTTGCAAGGTGGTATTCAAAGCGTTTCGGAAGAAACCGCAAGTATTGTCGCCGGACAAATGAACGCAATGCGAATCAATCAAATAGAATCAATCACCATTCTTCGCCAACAATTGATCGCACTAAATAGGGTTGCTTTAAATACGTCCTACAACGTTCACCTTGCCAAATTGACACAAATTGTTGACTTACTAAAAGGTGACAGGCAATCAGATTCTTTGCGTGCAATGGGTTTATCTTAAAGTATATCACAGTAATATATTAAGTTATGAAAATAGGAAAGGAACTTGCTTTGATAGCAAAAAAGAAAGGGATTTGTCAAGAATGGTTTAACCAAATGAAAACGCTTGACGATAAAGACAGATTACTTGAAATGTATGTTCGTGGAATTGACTTTTGTCTTTCAAATGATTTCCCTACGAATGACTATATCCGTGAAAATTTCGTTGGCAGAATGGAAGAATACGGGGTGCACCTTGATGAATCATTAAACACGGCCAATGATCGCCGTGTTGTCGCCCTTGGCCGTTGTATTGGCCGGGTCGAAATCAACAACTTTGGTGTATCTGAAATCTTTGTGAAACATGAATCAGACTTGATCATTATTGCAAAGGGAAATTCATTCGTCATGATCGACATGTTTGACGATTCTAAACTTTATGTAATCGCTTCGGCCGATTCAAAGGTATGCGTAAACCATTACGGCGGTACTTTGAAGACAGAATCTTCAGAAAGGGCCGTGATCAAAGTTATTGAAAAATATAAAAAAACTTACTAAAATGGCAAATACAAAGAATGTTATTTTGAATTTACCTTTCGATGAATCTGACGGTTCGTTGATCGCTTATGACTATTCGGCCAATCGTGCGGACGGCGTTGTGTCCGGCGCAAAGTTTGTTTCCGGTAAAATTGGAAATGCAATTCAGTTTTCCGGCGAAGATACATGTAAGATTTCTAAAAACATATTGAATCTTTCGGGCGAATTTTCAATCTTATGTTGGGTCAATCCAATGTCGATTGAAGCGGGAAGCCCTTCAAAAGTGATTTGGCTTCTTGCCTTTGACGGTGTTGGTCAATATTCCGAAATCCCGATTGAATTATCATGCGGCAATTGGGTTTCCGTTGCTATGACCAAAAGGGGGGCGCAATACAATTTCTATGTAAATACCGCACTTGTGAAGACAATAAACCGTTCCGGCACATTGTTAGGCGTTTCATTGAATCAAGATTATTTCGGGGGTGAATATGGGAAAGGTTGTGTTGACGACATGAAGCTTTATAATATTGCCCTTTCCCAAGAAGACTTGATCGAAGAAATGTCAAATGTCAAACAATTGACATATTATATTGACGGTGTTGATCTGAAAGAATACGGCGTATATGTTTCCGGTTCCGACGGGTTGACAGATCGGCCAAAAATGAAATCCCCGATGTCCGTATCATGGGACAACTATCACGGAACATGCGTTGATCTGAATCACAAGTTTTACGAAAGTCGGGAAATCACCTTGTCTTGCTTTATTAAAGCCGTAGAAGGGAAAGGCGACTTTGCAAGTAAAGTGAACCGCTTTTTCCAAATCTTCGACAAAGCAGGCACGCACCGCCTTATGGTTGACATTCACCCAACAAAACCGCTTGTCTATGAAGTATATTCAGAAGATGCAATCGCAATCAAAAAGACTTGGGATGATAGCTTAATGATAGGAACTTTCACTTTGAAATTGAAAGAGCCGTCCCCGGTAAAAAAAGTACTGAAATTTATTCGTGTCGGAGAATCAACGCAAAATTGCTCTATCAAAATCACAACAACGAAGCTTGTTGACATCTATTGGGGTGACGGCGAAGTCCAAACGGATATTTACGGCAAAGACTTGATTGTCAATCATACATTCAAGTCAAACGGCGATTACTATATCATTGTAGCCGGGTGTATTGATGAAATTGAAAAGTTTGAAACAAATGCAATTGTAGTATGGAACAAATTATAATTATTCGGCGTGACGGTTCGCGGGTTCCCCTTCAAAACAGGGGAACCACAACACGAATTTCAAGCGCAAAACAAAATGTTGAATTATTAGGGGCCGACACCGTTGATATAACAATTCAATCCCCTTTCCCACAAGCATACGAAATTGGTGACAGAATTGAAATATTCGGCCGAAGATATACGTTGAACGTATTGCCTAAAGTCAAAAAAGGATCGGCATATAGCTTTCAATATGATTTGCAATTTGAAGGTGTGCAATATGACCTTGCCCGTGCTTCTTATGATGTCACAATTGACACAACAGGCGTTGACGTTCAGGGGGATTCATTAACAGGTGATTTGCGCCGTTTCATGCAAGTATTAATTGCTAATATATCCCGAATATTTCCCGGAAAATGGGTTCTTGGTTCTTGTCCGGATACAGACACAAAGACACTGACTTTCGGAGATTCCGATAATTGCCTTTCGGTCCTTCAAAATGTTTGTGACGAATACGGACTTGAATTTGAGATCATCCAATCGGCAAACGGTGTATGTACAATAAACATCACCAATGTAGGAAAGACTTTCCCTTTTACTTTCAAATATGGAAAAGGATTAGGAATCTACGAATTGACAAGGGAAAAGGTATCTTCATCAAACATAGTGACCCGGTTAAAATGTTACGGATCAACTAAAAATATAACTTCAAAATACCGTTGTACAAAACTTTGCCTTCCTAATAAAACTAAAGCGCAAAGCTATCTTGAAGATGCCAAAGCAATTGCGCAATATGGCATTTGGGAAAACACAAAGAATTTTGATGATATTTACCCACACCGCACCGGGACTATTTCAGCTTTGGGAGACAGCGTTTTAAAATTTTCCGATTCTGCAATGTTCAACTTGAATGAAACCGAATCGGACGGAAAAACCACAAAATATTTATTGAACGGGGTATCCGCAAAGGTTCATTTTAATACGGGAAATTTAGCCGGGTATGAATTTGAAATTCACGCTTATGATCATGCAACGCATACTTTCACGCTGAAAAAAATAACCGATAGCAGGGACATGACTTTCCCGTCTGAAACATCTTCGGCGTTTCAATTCGGAATAGGTGACGAATATGTGTTAATTGACATCGCCTTGCCACAATCATACGTTGATGAAGCAGAAAAAAAATTGTTAGAGTCTGGAACAAAATTTCTTCAGCAAAATTGTCAACCGAAGGTGAAATATTCATTGACACTTGACGAATTCTTTTTAAAAAGTGTTGCAGGCTTTGGCACAATATCGAACGCAATTTGGGTTGGTGATTATATTCCGGTGATTGATACGGACATAGACGTTGATAAATCTATTCGTGTCAAATCATTCACAAGGGATTTAATTGACGAATACAAATACACTTTGACTATTGCAGATATTTCGGTTGAAAGATCAACATATACCCGTGTTATATCGGATTTGATTGACATTGATAAGATATTAACTATTAACAATCTGAAAGACCCCGCAAAGGCCCGTCGTGATTGGTTGTCAGCACAAGAAGTTCTAAACATGGTATTTGATCCCGAAGGTGATTATTACACTGATAAAATAAAGCCAAATTCGGTTGATACGTTGATGTTGTCAGTTGGCGCAAAATCAACGCAATTTGGATTGATTGGAACCATATTTCAGCCAAATTTCAATGGGAATAAAAACCTTATGCGGGTGAAAGGCGGTGTTTTGACGCATTATGCTATTGAAGAAATGCCCCGTTCTTGGACTTTATCGGACGGGGATACAACCTTCTTGTCTGATTCGCAAGCTTATTATATTTATGCGAAAGTATTAAAACAAGGAAACACCGGAACAATCGTTTTCACCCCGCAACAAATAGGAGTTGAAGAAGATGCAATGAATTATCATTTTTGGATCGGTATAGTTAATTCGGTAGATACAATGTTACATGTTCGGTCCGTTGCCTTGACTTATGGTTTTACTACCGTCAACGGAAGATTCATAAAAACGGGGCGTATTCAATCACCCGACGGAAACACTTATTTTGACCTTGACGCCGGGGAAATTGGCGGGAAGATCGTGTTTAATTCAAACGGCCAAGAAAAAACACTTGAAGAATTAGGGCAAGAATCCCTTGACGCAAAGAATTATATCGACAATACTTTGCCAAGCATATTGAATGATTTGAAGGCACAACTTGACGGGCAGATTGAGCAATTCTTTTATGAATACGATCCAACGACAAGCAATATCCCGGCCAAAGAATGGACAACGCCAACCTTGAAAGAAAATCATTTGGGAGACTTGTTTTATAATACCGCAACCGGAAAAGTTTTTCGTTGGGTAAAGGAAGGAACGGTCTATAAATGGAAAGAACTTCAAGATTCAGAAGTTGCAAACGCCTTGGCCCTTGCCAATGATGCCCTTGCATTAGCCCGTGAAAAAAGAAGAATATTCACTTCTACGCCAATCCCACCGTATGAAGTCGGGGACCTATGGGTTCAAGGTGTTACGGGTGATATTATGCGGTGTAAGGCGAACCGTTTGTCCGGTGCATACACCGCAAGCGATTGGGAAAAAGCATCAAAATACACTTCAGATGCCGCATTAAATAGTTTTATCAATGGTACATATTCGGACGCAATCACAGAATTAACGAACCAAATCGACGGAAAGATTGAATCTTGGTTTCAAATATCAGACCCGGCGACTTCTTGGACCACAAATACAGTAAAAGCGAAGCATGTTGGCGATATGTGGTATAATTCCAATACTAAGCTTTTGAAAAGGTATTCAAGTTCATATACTTGGGTCACAATTGAAGACAAAAAAGCAATTGACGCCTATGAAAAGGCATCAACTGCACAAGATACCGCCGACGGAAAACGCCGGGTTTTCGTCGCTACCCCTTACTCACCGTATGACATTGGTGATTTATGGGTAAATGGAACCGATCTACGTAGATGCCAAACCGCAAAGGGGATCGGACAGTCTTACAATATCAATGATTGGGTAATTGCCGTTAATTATGACAACACTAAAACAGTCATTGACGGCGGGATCGTTACTTCCGGTACAATACAACTTGCGGGTTCGGGCGGTTCTATTCTTGCAGGAATAACAGGAAAAGGAACGGAAAATTCTTCGGTCCGTATTTGGGCGGGGGCTTCATTTGAGAATCGGACAACCGCACCTTTTCGTGTTTTGCAGAATGGCAAGGTAATAGCAGCAAACGGAAATGTTATTTTAGAAGAAGACGGAAGCGGCTTTGTTGCTAATAATAATATTTCATGGGATAAAGACGGCAATGTATTTATAAAGGGACGTGTTAGTACAAGCTTTGAAACTTTTAACATGCCTGTAAATCCAAACCTTAATATCCCGGATAGTCCTTGGTTAAATATGGATAATATATTTGATCCGAGTTTTGTTGCCAATGGGGGAAATATAGGGCTGCAAGAAATAACAGTAAAAAGTAATAATATAATATTAAACTATGGAGATATTGCAAGGAATCCAAGAAAAATAATTTTAAAAGGAAATTTTGAAGACGGTACGGAAATTTCAATAATTGTAAACGGTCTATATTCAGGGCAAACAAATCCCAATTATGCTAAATGTGATTGGTTCGGTGTAGAAGTTGAAAACCAACAAGTAAATACATATAAAGGCGGATCGGGGTTGTTAGTTTTACGGTATAGTACTTACCTAAAGAAATGGTTCTGCGTATCCGTCAATACCGTAAAATATTAATACGCAATAATATAAGTAAGAAAACAGTCGTTTTAAATCGTTGATCTAAACGGGAAACTTACGCTTTTTTTATTCAACAATATATCACAGTGATATAATACAACCTATTTTTGAACTAAAATTTTCAACTTATGAACACAAGAAGTGGTGAAATGGTAAGTCCGCAAGTTGCCAAACTTGGCAATATTGAAGGGTTGCAAGATAGCAACTTTTCATTGCCGGACGGTCAAGCCTTCCTTTTAAAGAATGAAGGAAATGAAGACGTCTATCTTGAAGTTACGCCCGCCGGAATGGACGACGGGACCTTCATTGAAACAAGGCTTTATCCGGGTTGGAACCCGGAAATTATAAAGGCAGTGAAGCAAACTTCATTGTCAAATGTCAAACTTAAATGGGGCTATTGATATGGGAATCTTAATTGGAATCGGGGGAGCGGAACCAAAATTCCCCTATAATTACTTTTATGGGATCGAATGGGACACAAATGTTGCCGATTCCGCTTGTACTCGTTTAGGCAGACCGGAACTTCATGTTTCATTGCCTATTCAATCACTTATGCGACGTTGCATCTTGAATGATGCCGGAAACGTGGTTTATTATCTTCATGCCAATGATTCGACTAAACGTGACAACGGTGCGGCGGCTGATCTGACGGGAGCAACCGGGCAAGTCATGGTCGAAATACCGGAACACTATGTCCGCTTTGAAATGGAAGGAACTAAACGCCGTTGTTTGATGTCAATATACGCTTTGCCCGGATTTAGACGCATCCCGAAAATGTATATTTCAGCGTATGAAGCCGCCCTTCAACGCTCGACATCGAAATTGTCTTCAGTTGTCAACACTTCAGCCGATTACAGGGGCGGGGGAAATCAAACGGCTTGGGACGAACTAAGCAAAACGCAATTAGGGCGTCCCGCAACTGCAATCAGTTTAACCAACTTCAGAAAGTACGCCCGAAATCGTGGATCAGTCAATTGGAATTGCGACACATACTTCGTGCAACGTGCGTTGTATTGGTTGCGTGCCGTTGAGTATGCAAACTTTAATTGCCAATTAGCGTTCAATGCGCAACCAACTTCGGAAGGATACAAGCAAGGCGGCTTGGGTGCGGGGGTTACTACGGTAAACAGTACGAAATGGAGCAATTTTACAGGTTATTATCCGCTTCTTCCTTGCGGTGTAACCAATTCATTAGGTAATGCAACCGGAGTTGTCAATTACAACTTACCGCAAGATTATGACACTACGATCTTGACCGTTGGTGTTCCTTCTTATCGTGGAATAGAAAATCCATTCGGTCATATTTGGTCATGGGTTGACGGTTGTAAATGCCGTATCCAATCAGAAACCGACGGGGGATTATCTGAATTTTACGCTTGTGAGGACCCGCAATATTTCCAAGATACAAACTATAATAACTACGAATTACGGGGCGTATTGCCACGCAAAGAAGGTTATATTAAGGAAATGATTATCGGTGAATATGGTGAATTCATGCCGCTTGCAGTTGGGGCCGGATCAACGACTTATTTTTCAGATTATTTCTATACAAGTATCCCGGCTTCCGGTGAATCTCAAAGGGGTGTGTTGTTCGGCGGTTCTTCGAATTTTGGTGCGAATGCGGGTGTCGGCTGCTCGTATACGTATAATACGGCGTCGAATGCGTCTGCGTCTGTCGGTTCTCGGCTTTGCTTTTTACCGGGCGTGTAACGCCCCGAATCGTTTTTTTGAATTTTGAAATTTTGAGTTGAAATAAAAGGGTTGTCCGTCGTCGGGGTGTGTTGTTCAGCGGTTCTTCGAATAATGGTGCGAATGCAGGTGTCAGCTACTCGAATACGAATAATACGGCGTCGAATACGAATGCGAATATCGGTTCTCAGCTATGCTTATAAAAATATTGCATCGACGGAAACCTTGCCACAAAAGCAAAACAGTTTGTTTTGCATGACTTGGGAAACCAAGGGCAAAAAAATAAATTTTATAAAACGGTGTTGGTAGGGTATAAAAGCCCGAAGACCCCCATTATATAAGCAAACGTATATCACACTGATATACAACAATATGAAGATAAATGAAAAGACTTGGAAATTTGTATGATCAGATTTGTAGCATTGAGAATTTGCGATTGGCCGATGAAAAAGCCCGCAGAAGAAAGCTTCGATCTTACGGGGTCCAACGGCACGACAAAAACCGTGACGAGAATCTTTTGCGTCTTCAAGAAATGCTTTTAACTCAAACATACAAGACGTCACAGTATGATGTCTTCACAATTTATGAACCAAAAGAACGACAAATCTTTAGACTTCCATATTTCCCGGATAGGATCACGCATCATGCAATTATGAATGTTCTTGAACCGATTTGGGTTTCAGTCTTCACAAATGACACCTATTCTTGCATCAAGAATAGGGGAATACATGCAGCCGCTAAACGGGTCAAATATGATTTAAAGACAGACCCGGAAGGCACAATTTATTGTCTAAAGATAGATGTTCGCAAGTTTTATCCTTCTATTGATCACGATATACTAAAACAGGTTATTCGCAGAAAAATAAAGGATAAACGCTTGCTTTGGTTACTTGACGAAATTATTGATTCGGCCGACGGCGTACCTATTGGGAATTACTTATCCCAATATTTCGCCAATTTATATCTTGCTTATTTTGATCATTGGATCAAAGAAGTCAAGCAAGTAAGATATTTCTATCGCTATGCCGATGATATTGTGATTCTATCTTCAAGCAAAGAATCACTTCACGCCTTATTGCGTGAAATGCGGGTTTACCTTCGGGACAATTTGAAATTGAAAATCAAGCACAATTTTCAAGTATTTCCGGTCGATTCACGGGGGATTGACTTTTTAGGATACCGCTTCTTTCATACTCACACACTTTTACGAAAGTCTATCAAGCAAAGATTTTGCCGCCGGGTTGCAGAATTGAACAAAAAGACAGACATAAAATTTGAATCCTTCAAACAACAGATTTGCAGTTGGTGGGGTTGGTGTAAGTATTGCGATTCAATAAACCTTGTAAACAAACTTTTAAAAAATTCAGCGTATGAAATCAGTTTCAGACGATAAGCCAAATGTATTTCAAAATCTTGGCAATGGTTCATGGTTTTACAACTACGATTTCAAAGAAGTTGATCAGCCGCAAGAAGTTGATCAAGAAAATGTTCCCGTCAAGAAGTCTTGGGAATGTGAAAGCGTAAAGGTGTGGGGGATACCAACATCAAAAACCGTAAAAAAGGCCGTAATTTCAAACACTTGGGACGTGACGCAAGAAATAGACCTTGCAAATGACAACAAGCGTTTTGAACTTGGGATTTCAGAGGATAAAACTTTGCAAGACAAGTATATTGCTTATTTGAACAAAGTAGAAGAAATTAAACAAATGGTTGAATCCGACTTTCTAAACTATTCGGGTCAACTTATTCAATAACTTTTAATACTTTCAACAATGAAATTTAGTGATCTTGGGGTTACAACCGATGTTGTTGTCGGAAAGGGAATCGAAATGGACGAACTTTTCGGACAACACATCTTGATTGAAAAAACAATTATCAAACCGACGAATTTTCCGGGGAAAAATTCAAGCGGTTTGCGTATGCAAATGCAAGTATGTTTCCCAACTTGGTTGCCGGACGGGTCTTGGGAAAAAGGAGAAGACGGAAATCCGAAAGGGCAAAGACGGTCTTGTTTTACAGGATCAGACGTTCTAATTGGTGCTATACAGGAAGCCGAACAACGTATTCCAATCATCAATAAAGATCGTGAATCCAAAGGATTGCCGCTTCTTAACTTGTACCCTATGGACACTACTATTGTCAAGGTTGGCAAGTGTTTTCAATTTACATAAATCATGGAAGAAATTTTGAAAGCGATTTTTAATTCAGTCGGCAAATACTTATTCGGTGTATTCGGTGCGGTGTGTGCTTTCCTTGAACCAACCGTTCCGTTCATTTTGATTTGCACGTTGGCGGTCTTCATGGATTGTTGGACGGCTTGGTCTTTATCCCGAAGAGTAAAAAAGAAATTCCCCGGAGCAAATGACGGTAAGTTTAAGAGCAACTATGCCGGACGTGTCTTTGTAACTTTGATTAAAGTCTACGCTTTGACCGTTCTTGCGTTTTTGATACAAACATACATTCTTGAAGGATTGCCCGTGAAGTTGGCAAACATTGTCGCTGGGGCTGTATGCTTTTGGCAAGTTTGGTCAATGTTGGAAAATGAATCGTCTTGCAATGATTCAAAATGGGCTAAAATAGCACAAAGAATCATGGTTGATAAAACCGAAAGACACTTTGACATTGATTTGCACGAATTAAAGAAAGGGGGCGATAATGGCAAATGCTAATATTTTGTTACCATTCATTTTGCGTTGGGAAGGTGGTTTCGTAAATGATCCAACGGATCGGGGCGGCGCAACAAACAAAGGCGTTACAATAACAACTTGGCGACAAGTTGGGTATGACAAGGACGGTGACGGGGACATTGACGTTGATGATCTAAAATTGTTGACGAATGAAGATGTCCGGGACCGGGTGTTGGTTCCCCATTATTGGAACCGTTGGAAAGCGGACACTATTAACGACCAAAAAATCGCAAATATTTTGGTTGATTGGGTTTGGGCTTCGGGATCGCATGGAATAAAAATTCCGCAACGTCTTCTTGGTGTTGATGTTGACGGTATCGTTGGCCCTAAGACTATCGAAGCGGTAAACTTTGCCGATCCCAAATCCTTGTTTTTGGCAATATATGACGAACGTGTGAAGTTTATCAACAACATTGTCGAACGTTCCGTTTCAGAGTATGAAAAAAAGATCGGCCGAAAAGCAACAGAAGCCGAACTTCTAAAATACACCCAAAAACGTTTCCGCAAAGGGTGGTTGAATAGATTATCAGAACTTAAAAACTTGTAGTTATGCAAAAGTTGTTTTATATTTTTGTTTTACTTTGGTCTTTGTTCTTTTGCTTGTCGTGTTCTTCAGTTAAGAAGTTGTCCGAAATGACTTCTTCTTCCGAAAAGAACACTACAAAGGAAGAAAATGAAAGATCATTCATTGAAACCCGGATAGACACAAGCAAAATGTCCGGTCTTGAAATCACGTACACCCGAATCGAATATTTTGATCCGGCCCGAAACGCAAGAGAATACGAAACAGGATCAGAACCCGAAGATTCCGTTCTACATGCCAATAATATTCCTTTTCCTTCAGAATATAAACCGCCGGAAAGCAAAAAGCCAAAAGGAGCCGTCAAATCAATCGAAACGTTGTCGGTCAATAAAGTGTTCAGCAAAACGGGGAAAGTCGAAAATAGGGCCGTTTCTGAAAGCGAGAAGACCAATCATGAATCATTTAAGGATAACAATATTCAAAAAGAGCAAGAAACACCCGTTCCCGATCCGAAACGTTGGAGATATATTTTTTATTTGGCTTTATTGGCGGTTGGCGTATTTCTCTACTTCAAGCGAAAGGAGATTTTTAAAAACGTCAAGCGGTTCTTTTCAAAATAAAGCATATCTTTGCATCAATGTTGCGTTCGCCGGGAGTTGCGGCCCGGTGTTCCAATTCCCCGGAGAAATCCGGGGATTATTTTTAAAAAGCGCAAAAGTGTTACGATAGTAGTACGGAGAAAAAAGGGAAAGTCTGCAAGTTATTTCTTTGCAATTAGATAGAAGGAAAAGACCTTAGAGTTCATAATCATGAGGTCCCCGGTTCAATCCCGGGTCCCGCTACCAAAGATACCCGTTAAACCTCTGATACAGAGGTTTTTTCATTTAAACAGGTAGCCAAAGGGTAGCCAAAAACAACATAACTACTACTTTTGGTATATAAGAATAACCGTTTGGGAGGCTTCCACTCTTGGGCGGTTTTTTATTTGTAGAACAACCAACAGACGCAAAAAAAAAGAGGCTCACCGATCCGGTTGCCTCTTACTAATTTATCCTTACTTTGATATACCACCTTATTATATTACCGAACAAATAACCGAACCTTTCCCGCTTCCTCTCTATCACCCGGCGTACTTCCGGTTCTTTCCTCACAGAACTTTCTAAACGCTTCGACATTCCCAGATGATAGGATAAACTCGATCGCAAGTTCCTTCGCTGTCATTTCCTCGATTACTCGCCTACGTAAACGCCTCATCTCTGCATCTTGATTAACCACCCGATAAAACAAACCTTGCGCCTCTATAACGTTATTATATCCCTGTAATATTAGATTGTGTATTTCGTCGTATGGATTATCAAACCCCGCCAACATAATAGGGGTAATGTCACACGCCGCACTCATGCACTCTTTTTGGTGTGCTTTCCGGTTCTTCGTGAAACGTTCTAACCGCTCCTGTTGTAATTCGATTACACTCTCCTTAGTACAACCCATATAGCCGCCGTTTGCTTCGCCTAGATGAATTGTGTTTCTATCAAGTTGCATACCTTTCACTGGGCGACCGTCCGCGTCCAAAATTACTACTTCTTCCATGATTTTATATTTTGTTAGATGTGAATAAATCGAGTTTGTAAGATGAGGCTACACACAACGCAAGCCCCGTTATATTCGGTGCGGCTGTCTCCGCTTCCGTGGCAAATAGCAGGATAACGCCCGCTATTAGTCCGAGTAAATAAATCGCTTTCATAGTGAATAACTTAATAATTCGGCTTGTATACTAATTAACTTCATTACATTAGAAGTAAGCAGACCGGAACGAATTACGCCGTTATCTTCCCGTAGGCTCCCGAATAGATTCTTAATAATCTCCGCATTTGCTAAATTCGCCTCGCAACTGACAGACATTCGCCACATGCCCGAATCTTGTTTAATACTAATTTCTAATCCTTTCATTTGAATATGTATTTAGTTCGTTAATAATCAATCACCGCAATAATTTCCCCATCCGCTAAAAGATGAATAATGCTCGCCGCGACCGTAACCGTATGCCAGACATTCAGCCTCAACCTTTGCGGCACGTTCTTCACGTTCACGCTTTGCGGCTTCTACTTCCATTGCGATACGGGCGGCTGTCTCTGATTCGATACGGGCGATACGGGCGGCTAGTTCCTGCGCTTCTTGTTTCTTCGCTTCGTGATAAGCGATTGTTTCGGCTCTACGGTCTGCTATTTCTTTGTTGAACTTCGCAACTTTCCAAGCCTTTTTCAATGCTTCCGAGAAGGTCGGGTATTTTTCCGGTCTAAACTTTCTCATCGTGTGGGCTGATTTCATTATTTCGCTTAAATTGTAGACTTTCATATTGTGTGACATTTAATGTTACTTTGATATTGCAAAAGTAACGTTTAATATCACATTTACAAAGTATAGGAAAGAAAACAATTGATATTTAACGTTACTTAATATAGATATTCGTGATAACATACGACACATTGTTGTATATTTGTGCCAGTAACATTTAATATCACATTAATATGAATCTAAGAGTTAAAGAAATTTGCAAGGAGAAAGGAATTACCATTCAAGAGCTTGCCGATAATATGGAAATGAAAAGGGAGAGTTTAAGCCGTGCTATTAATGGAAACCCCACTCTTGAAACCCTCGAAAAGATTGCCACCGCTTTAGGCGTGAACATTACAGAGTTATTCGACCAACCAAAGAACAACACAACCGGAATCACGTGCCCGCACTGCGGAAAGAATATCAATATCAAAATAGAACTATAATTTTTTATAATACCATGGATACTACACACACTCAATTCATAGCTAGTATAATCCTTCCTTTAATGTTGTTGATTTGTACGGCGGTCTATACAGTGATAAATTATAAAATGCTTAAAGAAAGCAAGGCTACACGATTGCAAAAAATAACTCCTAATATTGTGGCGTATTTGTCTACAACAGAAATTCACGGAAGCGGAACACTAATTCTTTATATTACTAATATAGGTGAAGGAGTGGCGAGAAACGTAAAGTGTGAAATATATAAAGATTTCGAATGGATTAAAGGTGATCCACTTTGTAATAGGGGAATTTTTAAGTCAGGAATAAATGTGTTTCCTCCACAATACAAATTGCAGTATTACATCTTAACTAGTTGCGGAAGTTTTGACTTTTCGCGTGAAGATGCTTATGTCGAATTTGATATAATCTGCGAGGATATATTAGGAACAGAAATACGCTCTAGGTTTAAACTTTCATTTAAGGAAATGGATGCTCAAAATTATTCAAGTCCTCCTAATGACTATAAAAACAGTGTTGTATATCACCTCAAAAATATAAATGAAACATTGAAGAAGAAGGGATAATTTGGGCTGTCTGATTGGCTGTCACATTGGCTGTCACATTGGCTGTAAATTTTACAGTAGTAGACGCTGCAACTATTACGGGCGTACTATCTACCGTAAAATTTACGGTAGTTGTTGCGGTAGTCAGTAGCGAAGTACGAAAAAATCGTAGTAAGCTACTTTGGTGCAGGCTATCCGGTCGCCCGTTGCTTGCTTAGTTGGTTGACTTGCGTGTCTGTCTGCGTTTCGTTAGTGTTTCCTTGCTGTTTCCTTACTGTTTCCTCAACGCCTACAAGGTTGATGTTATATGATTGTATGTCATTCGCTTAAGGTGTTTCTTTACTGTTTCCTTTTGCGTATCGTCTGTCTCTTATCCTGTCCCTCGACCTGTCCCGGAATGTTCCATCTTAAAGCGGAAACACGTTGATAAATAGCAGATTAAAACGGCTGCAACCTGTCCCGCTTGCTGTCCCTCGCTTTGTCCCGGTTCGCTTTGGATTTAATCAGGGCACGCCGGGAAATAACAAAACGTTTCGACCTGATACACTTTTCTTCGTCTCACTTACTTGGTTCGGTTCGCTTCATGTTGCTACGCAAATACAAGCCCGTAGCGGAATAATCTTTCTTTGCGCGATAACTTGATAGGCGGCGAGGCGTTCGGCTGTCTTGCGTCTCCGTATTCGGTGATGAACAATACAAAGCGGGTGCGAACGCTTCGAGTTATGGCAAGGGGGCACGATTTTTATTTTTTGACGCGACTCTGTGAAACCCACTTCACCCCATCTTTTTACACGCGGGATATTTTTTTCGGGTGGGGGTGACCGCTGGGGGTAGTAAAATTTATCATTACTCATCTTTAATTCAGTAGTTTAGATGTCGTTTCTTGATATAAATTAATAATAAAATATGCGCCTTTTTCCGTCCAATACATGTGCTCTATCGTTTTAATCTCACCTGTTCTTGAATCGGTGCGGGCAAATGTTTGATAACCTTCCAATCCCTTTCCGCGAAGGTCGGAGTAGAGAAAATACAAACCGCTTTGTTTATACTGTATTCCTGATTCACATAGGAATTTATTTAACCTTTGGGCACTTATTCCCAACTTTGCGGCTATCGTGTTGGTAGTAATCAGAGACGAAGAAGATAATACAGTATCGAAATACTCCGCTTTTGGCTGCATCGCTTCGATAGCTTTTGCGTTAGCCTCTCTTTGTGCACGGAGTAAGGCGTTTTGTTCCTGCTCGTTTTTTAGGGTGGTGAGCAACTGTATCAGGGCGTCCGGGTTCTGGAACATCTGCACAACAGTTTCGGGCGTCATATACGCGCCATGTTTGCGAATACTTGGCAATATCTCTTCACATACCCAATCTTGAAAGGCTTCCGCTTGCGGTAATTTGGATCGCATTATTAATCTAAGAACGTCGCCCTCATTGATAAATGACATCTCTACTACCTGATTCGTTACTACGCCGTGTTGATTGGTTGTGCGGGCGACCCCGTCGCGCTTTGTCACTCGCTTGCAATGCTTACTAATTGCATCCCTAGTATTTGCGTATCCCAATGCGCGCGCCACATCTACAGCCGCAAATAAAGGTTCTCCGCTTTCACTTGTTGCGGTTCTTACTTCTCCGAATCTCTCGTTTTTGAAAATAGTAATCTCGTTCATCTTAATTTGATTTTAAATTGTGTTTACTGCTGTTTAAAGAATCGTTATTCATGGAGCGTTTCGGCTTCACATACTCGAAATGCCTTTCAGAGTCGGACAAATCACTGAACATCATTTCGATTTCTTCCGGCACTGGTTCAATCTCCGTATCATTGTCCGGATCGGCAACACGAAGAAAGCAGGATAAAATATACTGCATGATTTCGTAATTGCTTTTAAACTTGAACTTTTTGCGGATTTCGTCAAGTCGCTCCCATTGCTTCGGGTCGATACGTACAGGAACTTTTTTTGTTTCTCCCATTGCTTTGCGCCGTTCGGCTTTCTTTATTGCATCCATAGTTTTAATGTGTCATGTGTTAGTATTCGTTTTATCATTGTTATAAAGCCTCATCCTGTGTTGAGTTCAGCCGGATCGGGCGGCTTTCCTCTACATTTTCCGGTGTTTGAATTGGTGTTGTACTTTTTCGCATTGAATAATGGCGGGTTGTTGGAGTTTGGCGGTGGTTCGTTTTCCGGTGATGAAAATGCAACCAAAACGCCCTTTATCTTAATTCCGTTTTGGTTGCACTTTTCACTATTTGATGAGGCATACAAAAACTCCGTTTCGGTTTCACTTTTGGCATTTCGTTCCTGTTGGATATTGTTGCTTTCATTTACTTTATCATCGAAATTTTCCTTTGCAAAAACGCCGTTTCGGTTGCATTTTTCGTTATCCATGTCTCGCAGATACTTACATTCTATTGAAATGAGATTTTTTAAATTCTCTTTTATCTGTGTAGCTCCGATCCGTTCGGCTAATGCAATAAACTTCTTTTTCATCCTGCATCGTTTAACCTTGTCAAGTGCTTGCCAATCATCACCAAGAAATAACGCAAATAAATCTCGTTCTTTCTTGCTTAATCCTTCCAATGGTACAACCTCAACAATTACAACATCTTCCAACGTATCGAGCAAAAGAGCCTCGAATCTTTCCCAAACATCGACACTAAGCAAGTCTCCCAACATTGGCGTATAAATGTGCTTTTTCTTTAAATATGTATTTGTTGCGCTTATCTCAATACGTAGAATACTATCAAAGCCCGATACGCCGCACTGTTTTCCCTTATCGTATATTTTTAGCTTATACGAATCGGCTTCGTAGATAAGCCCTATCTTTCCTATCGGAGTAAATGTATAACCCTTGTACATTCTTATCGCTTTCAATATTCGTTGCGGATCATAGGGTAGTTTTAAATTTACGCCAAATTCGACGCTATAAAGGCGCGTAATATCGGAATTAATCCCGTAGACTTCTTGCAATTCAGTAAATACACGGTACAAGTCAGACAGTCGGAAAGAATCGGCATTATGTAAACCGCCGTTAGCGTACTTATGTAGGCTTCCGTGTAAATTACATAATTTGCGGATTTCTCCCGTAGTTACGTCTACTCTATCAGTGAAACCAAATATCAGCCCCTCAATGTTGATATAAACCGCTTTAGGGCTTATATCAACACCTAGTTTATTGGCTAATTGGTGCACATCAAGGGCTAGACTACTTGTTTTAAAGCCGTCGATCATTGAATAAAATACGTGTGGTTGCTATACTCTCGCCCGGTGATTCATTGTGTAGGTAGTCGCCTTCATCGCGATTTCTTCCGATGTAGACACGCGATTCTGTAAAAGCCATGCGGATAGCTCATCACGTTTGAAATAAATCATTTTCCCGTTTGGTTTATAGTGTATTACTTTCCCGCCAGACGTTAATTTATAAAGATGTGAACGCGTTACGCCCATAAATACGCACGCCTCATCAAAGGTTAATATTTCCTTTGTTCCTAATCCGGCTAATAAAATAGCCTGTTCTAATTTTGATAATCTTTCTTCTGTCGTCATGTCCTACTAATGTTTTATTTTGGTTCATTAATAGGCGTGCACGCCTTATATTTGGCTGTAATTACATGACAAAGATAGAGGAAGGAAAACAAATGAAATAATGTGTTAGATACTATTTTGTGTATTTCGTGTAAATCTTTACTATGATCCCAAATTTGAGACAATAACCATTAAAAACGTCTCAAATCTGGGATTCCCGTAAAGATTTGAGGGATTTTATTTTCGTAAGTTCCTTA